ATTGCTTTACCACCTTTGTCTGCTAACCATCCAAAGAATAATATACCAAGTGCTTCAAAAAATTTATTAAATTGAATTTTTGCAGACTCACCTATCTTTTTAATAGGATTGGTAAGTGCTTTTGTCACTTTACCTTCTAAAAACTTTTCTTTGTTTATTTTTTTATTTTGATCTTGCTCTCTTTTTTCAGCAGCAAGTTTCTTAGATCGTTCACTCTTATCAAGTGACATATCTAACTTTAATAAATTTGATATACCTATTAGGTTTCTGTTTATTGCTGCAACACTTCTTGTTAGATCAACATATTGTTTTTCAGTAACAGAGTTTTCTCTAGTAGCATTTTTCCTTGCACTATCCATCTTCTGCGTTGTAGTACGAGAAGATCTTGGTAATAATTTCGCTCTATCAATTGCCATTCTTAAGCTTGTTGATTTTTAAGATTCTCTTCTTCAATGTATTGTTGGAGTAGAGATAGATAAATTTCTCTCTCCCACGGAATCATGTTTTCAATATCACTCAAGCTATATTTATGATGCTGCATGAGAGCGAAGTTAATCTTATAGTATGCTACAAGATCTTCATGCAACATCGCTAGTTGAAAAAAGCTGCTAAACCCTCAAGTGGGATAGTATTTTCTGCCTTTGTTTTAGGATTGATTACTTTAATTTCATGGTATAACCGTGGCATAGTTGCAAAGAATTTCTCTAACTCCTTGAATTGTTTTGATCCAAGTCCTTCTAGAAACTCTATCATCTCTGCTTGAGTGAAGTCAGTTGATTTCCAAACCTCCTCGTCATTATATACTGTATCAACACAAGCAGCAATCATATCAAATGATTGATCAAACCCAATGTTATCTACATCAAAATTTTCTTTAATGAACTGATCTAGAGAAGGATATTTCATTCTCATAGAAACTGTTTCATCCAATTTAATATCTGTTGTATGCTCTGGATCAGTTATAACTTTAATCTCATCCAAATTAACTGTTGTTTCTACCTGAGTTTCTCCATCATCAGGACAGGTAACTTTGATCTCTACAGACTCACCTACAGATTTACCTCGGACATTAAGAAAGAGATACTCAATGTCAAATGTAGATAGTTTATCAATCTTGATGCCTCTAGTGAGGATACAATTATTTAAAACCTGTTTTACTGCAGTAGCAATATCTTTAATTTCATTGCTCTCCATTGCAATGACTAAAATCTTTTCTTCTTTAACTAGAAAAGGTCTATATCTAATTTTCTTTTTAGATGAAGGAATCACCAACTCATAGGTTGGCGAGTTAATCTTAGGTAGTGGCATCAGTTTTTCCTTTAATTGTAGCACATATGTAAGCCAATGTAGACTTAAATGCGTTGCCCTGTAGTTCATCAAACATGAACATATTCAAACGAAACGCATAGTTTGCTTCAGTGACGATAGCAGATACCTGTGATTGAGTTACAGGCAACTTATTTAGTGTGGCACGATAATTGTTTTTAAAATCTTTCTTATTGTCAATCTCTGGGAAATTATAGAACTCTAGTCCACGGTCTTGTAGATTGAGAGCTTTCTCTGCAATATTCTTAAGAATCTGACCACCAGATAGATCTCCAAGATATCTTGTATAATGATGTCCTATTAGGAGTTCTGGATCCTCATGAGCAACCTCTCCAATACGAGCAACATATTGTTTACATGCTTGTGTAGGGTAGATAGTATCTTTCCAGTTATAACCATAAAAATATTCACAGTCCTTTGCTAGTGCATCAACACGATAAAGTTCTGGAATATTTAAAGGTGCAACTAAAGGATTGTCTTTTAGTCTCCTAATTTCTTTTTCTATCTCATGGTATACAAAATAAAAATTACCAATGAGTTGTCTATAATTTTCTTCGCTGACTACACCACGAAGAAATGATGAAACAAATTTTGTATTCTCTGCAGCAGAATGTGACTGTTTAGTCCCTTGTTTCAAGTCTATAGCGAGAGGCATAATGTTGTGATAAGTGGATTATTTATGCTATGTTGACAGCACTTTGTTCTGGAAATTGATCACTAGTAGGTGTGACAGTACCAAAATCGCCAAGTTGAGATCCAAATTCATTTACACCTGAAGCTGAATCTGTTGTCTCTACAGTTGAAACACCTTCACCTGTATTGACAACGGTTCCTTGTGTACCATCATTCATAAGTTTAGCAGATCTTCTAGATCTACTATCAATTGCTCCAAAGAAGTACCTATCATAAGCAAATGTTACTGTACATTCTAGCACTCTATTCCCATCATATGCAACTGGCATTGAAGAAACATTAACAGGAAATGCGTTCAAGAATGTATATTCTACATTTCTAAAGTGGTCTTTATTAAATTTCTGTACTCTTAGTGTATCACATTTATACTCCTTTGGGTACTGCATACGATGATAGTACCCTGTTTCTATTTTATCGTTATGATTTGCTTCCTTACCTGTTTCTCCACCCGATGCTATAAAGTCATGCCATAACTCAAAAAATTGCAATACTCTGTAGTCAGTATCAACATAGAATGTAAGACTCGTATCAGTATATACTCTAGTATGTGCAAATTTCTCTGTAATACCCATCCTATTACCTTCTATCTGAGCAGTACCAAAAGAAGTTGCTGGCAACTCAGCACTATTACATAGTAAACCTAAGTCTCTAGTAATGAAAAAATTATTGACTAACGGAGCTCTGCTCGTTATATGTCCTCTTAATCTTGTTAAAGCACCAAATCCACTAAAAAAGACTTCATAGTGATTGGTAGTTGCAACTTTTTGAAAAAGATCTACAATTTGAGTAGTCTTTTTTACTCTTGGATAGGTTGGCACAATAAATACCTAAAGTGTTCGTTATGGTAAGCATGGCGTATTCAGGTAAGTATAGACCTACAAATATAAAAAAATATCGGGGAGATTACCGTAATATTATTTATCGTAGTTTGTGGGAAAGAAAATTTATGAAGTATTGTGATAAGAATAGTAATATACTTGAGTGGGGTAGTGAAGAAGTAATAATTCCTTATCGTTTACCTGTTGATGGTAGAATCCATAGATATTTTCCTGACTTTTATATAAAGGTAAGATCTAAAGATGGTAGTATAAAAAAATATATTATAGAGATAAAACCTAAAAAACAATGCGTAGCACCTAAAGTACAAAGAGCAAGAACTAAAAAATATGTCAGAGAAGTACTAGAGTATACAAAGAATCAAGCAAAGTGGCATGCTGCACAAGATTTTTGTTTAGATAGAGGTATGGAGTTTAAAGTATTAACGGAGGATAATCTAGGTGTCTAGACTGCAACCTATAGTTGATGACATGACTGGTCTAGGTAGTCCAGATGATACCATGCTGGAAATTTTAGAAGCATTAGAAGATACAAAGGTGGTGTTGCCTGAAGAAGGTAGGTATTATACTTTTGTTTATCTACCTAAGACACCTGGCATAGAATATGATGAACATCCTTTGATTGCTTGTGTAGAAATTCAAAGATGGGGTATCAAAGGTTTTAGTTATCACTGGGGTAAAATGAGAAATTATACATGGGCAGAAGTTATTGGTGAGTTCTATGAAGTAGCAGCAATGGAGTTAGATGATGCTAGAAAACTAAAATATGCAAAATTCAAGCTAAATACATAAAAATACTCTTTTATTGTGGCAACATTATCGGGACAACCATTTGTAGGTAATTTAAATAGTTCGGTGCCAGGTAAACCAACTAATAAAGAACTAAGATATCCAAGAGATATTATAGCGGATAGTACTGACTACTTTAAAATTGAAGTATTAAAATACCCCAAAAGAAAAACTGAAGGTGGTAAATTTGCAGATATAATGAAAGGTAATTCAATTGCCAATATGACAGCTAATGAAACTTCTGATGCAGCAGCAGGTGCAGTAGCATCTAACACTATAATTTTACCAATACCAAGAAATATACAAGATCAAAATGGTGCTGGATGGAGAGAGGATCAATTAAATGATTATAGTGCAATCCTTGCTTCAGGTGCTCTGAGTATAATGGAATCACCAGCAATGGGTCTTAATGCACTGATGAATGCAAGAGCAGATGGTAAATCTCTTAAGAATGAAGCTGGTAAATTCATTGGTGAAACTATTACATCAGCGAGAGCATCATCAGTAGTAGATCTCATAAAGGCAAGAGCAGCAGCAGCAGTCTCAAACATTGCTGGTGGTAATGTAAGTGCTGAGGGTCTTAGAACCAGAGCAACTGGAACAATCGTCAATCAAAATACTGAATTACTATTCAATTCAGTTAAGATGAGAGCGTTTGATTTTAGTTGGGATATTGTTCCAAGGAGTGAACCTGAAGCAAGGGAAGTTAAAAAGATTATTAAACTATTAAAGACAAGACTTGCTCCAAAAAATGACAGGAGTGGTACAACAGGTTTCTTAAATAGTCCTGATATTTTTAGAATATCATATATGAAGGGTGGTGATGCACATCCATTTCTAAATGCTTTTAAAGCATGTGCTCTATCTAATATGACAGTAAACTATAGTGCATCTGGAACATATGCTACCTATGATGATGGAACACCAGTTCACATGAATATGAGTTTAAAATTTCAAGAACTCAACCCAATATATGCTGAAGATTATGGCGACGATTCACTTAAAGGGGTAGGATACTAATGGCAAATCATTATTTTAAAAGTCTACCAGACATACAGTACAGAAATCCACTCACTAATATTGAGAATGACTATGTAACTGCTAAAAATTTATTTACTAGAGCAAAGGTAAGAGATGATGTTTTAACAGCAGTAACTTTTCTAAGATCATATACTATTGAAGATGGTGAAAGACCAATGGATGTTGCTGAAACCATGTATGGTGATCCATTATATGATTGGATTGTACTGGTAACTGCAAATATTATTAATGTTAGAAATGATTGGCCAATGAGCAGTAAAACATTATATGAATACTGTGTTAATAAGTATGGTGGCGATTTAAATGCTACAAAATACTATGAGACTACAGAGGTTAAGGATAATAATGGAAGATTAATTTTGGCATCAGGTTATAAAGTTGATAAATCATTTACTATTAGAGATCCTGATTCGTTCAATATTAATCTTAACCCTGTTCTTGGTATTACAAATTTCTTAGATGAGACTAGAAATAATGAGAAGAAACGCAATATTAAACTAATGAGGAAAGAATTTCTAACTCAGTTCCTACTAGACCACCAAGAGGCAGTAGAATATAAACCATCTTCACAATATCAATCTCGTAAACTAAAGAAAGCTAAAGGTTAACGCAATTTAGGTCCACTTGCCCATCCAACTAGAACATATCGTACACCTTCTGTGACTGGTTGTGCTCTATGTGGACATCTAGAATCAAATACAATACACGCACCTAAAGGATTTGCAATCTGACAGTGTTTATTATAATAGTCTACAACAATTAACTCTCCACCCTTATAATCTTTAGGGTCAGAAAGTTGTACACTCATGGATAATTTTCTCCAAACTTTTTTGTTAGGAGCAACACCATAGTCACAATGCCAGTCAAACTGACCACCAGAACGATATCTAAGGATTTGAAACTCAAAGGTATTGATATCAAACTGATAGTGTTTATGATTAACTACTTTAAATAAACTTTCTCCAATCATCTCAGGATCTGATCCTGTTTTTGGACAATGAACATCACAAACTCTATAATCATCTTTCTCATACCCACTACATTTCTCAGGTATCCAATACTCATCTTCATCTGGTATAGTTTCAATATACCTGACTAACCTACCTATTGCATCATCGTTCAATGCAAATAGATAAAAAGGATCTTCATGAGACCTATTCATGGTCTCATTATTCTCTGCTCTCTCACTGAGAGTTTTAGTTTTAACCATTACAATAATGCTTCAAGTTGTGATACAGAAGTAGCGTTAGTGATTGTTGAATAAGGCACTGAAGGATTTGATTTAAGTGATGCAGACTCTCCCTTCATGTCTGCTACTGTTTGTATATCTGCGTTTTCTTTTGCTATGGCAAGATATTTTGCCTCTAAAATTTCTGTTGTTATTGTCTTTGCATCAGCAAGTTCTGCAATAACATTTTTACTATCATGATAATACTTCCATGATGCTCTAAATGCCGTGTTTGGTAAACTTGAAGCATCTATTAAAGAATACTCTGAAGCAGAGATATCCTTTGTAATGATGGCATCATCAGATAGAGCACAATCCACTGTTGGGATCACTACTCTACATTTACCACTAGCGTCATTATAGACTATGACTTTATCTCGTGCCATTATGAGTTAGCTGCTGTTGCCACTACTATACTTTGTGCCCAAGGATATGCAATTGTGATCTTAGATCTAGCATCTGCATCATCTTTAGCATAGATATCAACCTTTGTTGTGTTAGCATTGTTGCCATCATCAAAAGTTGCTATGTAATGGTCTCCTTTGTATGCTGCCATTGTTCTACCTTAAATTGTACAAAAAAGAGGGAGATAACTCCCTCTGTTATTTATATTATTCCTCAGCAAGACGCTGGAAATATGAAAGTGCATCATCACCTTCTGCTGTAGCAGGAGAGACTGCAACCTCTTCACGACCATTATCTTCATCAAGCAATTCCTCTTCTTGTCTCCTTTGCACTGGTGCAGGAGTAAGTTTTAGAACTGAATCAAGACGCTTTTTAAGTTCGTCATATGTCTTGAATTGATCAGTAGAAACAAGTTCTGCAAGAGAATGTTCCTTCTTCCACAATGCTTCTAGAGCATCATCATCTTTAAGTAATGGACTGACTGCAGCAAACTCAGAACTATCATAGTTCCAATATCCTGCAACTTTTTTGATTTTAATCTTAAAATCTGCACCTTGCCAGAAATCAAATGGGTTGAGAGGTGTCTCATCCTCGAATTCTGGTTGCATTGCACCCATGATCTTATCAAAGATCTTCTTTCCAAATTTGTATAGGAATACTTGACCTTCATTAGAAGGATTGGATGGGTCTTTTACAACATAAATGTTGGCATAGTAAGATAGTTTACGCTTCTGCTTACGAGCAATTTCTTTATCAGAATCAACTCCACTATTCCATAGTTGAGTATTGTACTCAGATACAGGATCCTTACCATTTAGTGTAGTCAAACTGTTCTCAATGTACCAACCACCTGGTCCTTGAAATGCATGAGAATACATTTTTACCCAAGGTAGATCTTCACCATCTGGTGCTGGTAGGAAGCGAACAACAGCGTAACCGTTACCTGCTTTATCTACCTCTGGTTTCCAGAGACGATCATCTCCTTGATTAGATGAATTGGACTTCTCTACCTCTTTAATGAGTTTAGCAGTCAGACTGCCAAGAGAAGATTGTTTTTTGAGTGATGCGAACGACATAGATTTGGCCTTTGTTAATTGGATTTGGCTTTTATACTGGTCTATTATAGGGCGACAGTGCTCCCATGTCAACTATTGTTTCTCTGGTAAACCCTCTCTAACCTTTTCTAGGGTTTTTCTCATATTTTGAAATAGAATATTACAATCAACATCTTTTGGGAAACCCATTACAATTGCAGAATCCCTTACATTTTGTGCTATTTCTTTAGCACGAGGATCATCAGATAGTTTCATACGAGTATAAAGTACCTGTTGCCTTTCAAGCAAATCATCTAGCATATCTAAATGCTCTATTTGATCATCAAGATGAAGTTCTGGAAATTTAAACACCTGCGAATAAATCTCCTCTTGCATCTCATTGATTGTCTCCATCTCATCTTTAACAATATCGCTATCGAAAAAATCTGACATAACTTTTCCTCGTCTATTAACTATATTTATGTTTATTATAGCATAGTTGCGACCAAAATAATCCTACGCTTATGTTCGGGAGTCTTCATATAATGCTCTCCAGAAAAGACAATAGCATCATCTTCTTTAGGTGAATATTCCTCTCCTTGTACAAAAGTAGAACCACCTGAACTAGTAAGATATATGATAAAATTCTTATGAGGAAAATGATGATCTACATGAGGAAAAGAGGATGTAACCACTTTTTCTGGGTGAACACAATTAACTGATAATCTCAATATACTATTAAAATCATAGTTATTATGTTCTAATATTTCAGTCATTACTTTAACAACACTATCAACCTCATGAGGGTCTTGTACTGTTACAGGATATTTTGATATCTCTGGTCTTTTAATAAAAACTCTAGTATAAAACGGTACACTTCTATCTGAATAACCACCTGGAAACTTTACACCCCCTTGAGCATTATAATTCCAATAGAAATCAGTTCCAAGAACCCATTTCTTAAACTCATTATAATGAGGAGTCTTTGGATTAGAGAGGGAGTTTAGCACGAGTAGTTTTCTTCATAAAGTTTAACTGTTGAGCATCCCATTTGATTTTTTCTTTCAAAGGTTTAGAAATTAATTTAGTAATTGAATCCAATTCAATACTATTCTCATCACAAAATAGTATGATTGCATCAATATAATTAATTTTTTCTTTTTTAACAAGTTTTTCGATCTCTACTGCAAATTTAGCAGAGTTCATAAATTTCTTATTAAGTGCTGTTGTGAATTCATTGTCCATGTAATTGTAGTTGATTAGTTAAAAAGTTTTCTATGTAAGTTACGAGTAGTCTCATATATTTCATCTTATCATATTCTTCATATACAACACAATCACCGTCTTCACATGCCATGATTATAACAAGTTTTTTAACAGCAATGCCAGTTAGTTCATAGTACATACAAGCATATGCTGCTGCCTGTACAAAATATCCATCAATCCATTCTCTTGGTTTAGGTGCTTTAGAAGTCTTAAAGTCAATGATTGATAGTTCTCCATTATACTCTGCAATACAATCAACTGTACCAGCAACACCTAACTCTTTACTATAAAGAGATCCCTCTAAAGCATGTATGTTATCAATATTGTTGAGAGTGGGTTTAGCAATCTTAAACAACATATCTCCCATAGGTGCAACTTTAGGAAGTTCTGCATTCAATAAGTAATGCTCAGTGAGAGTGTGCATGTCAGTTCCACGAGCAGTTGCTTTACGAGTAATCTCGTTAGCTTTCTCCTCACCAACCTTTTTTCTCCACTTTGCAAACTTTGCTCTACTCCAGAAAGAAGTTACTGAAGTGATTGATACTAATTTTAAAAATTCATCCTGATCGGGAACTTTATAAAATCTAACACCATCAATAGTTTCTCTCTCTAGTGGAGAGAGAATTGCAGGTACATGATTAAACATTAAATAGACATAGCGTGTTTCGTAGTTAGATACTCTTTACATAATCCAGAACGGACTATATCCTCAAGACCAAATTCAATACAAGAGAATGAGGGCATCTGTTGTAAGATACCCATAAAATCTATAATACCATTTCTCTCTTTATCTCTGGTGAGGTCACTTTGAGTAGCGTCACCACAGAACATGATTTTGGTATCTTCTCCAACTCTTGTTATTATACTATCTAATTCATGAAAATTCAAGTTTTGACATTCATCAACTATAACAATACAATTATCAAGTGTAGTTCCTCTTATAAAAGAGGTACTCCAGAAGGAAATAGTCTCCTGTGCCTTGAGGTTAGCATATAACATCTCGAAGTCTGCATCACTATTCATCTCAAACATGTATTTCACCATATTCTTATATGGTATCTGATATAAGAATGCTTTATCTTCATGATCACCAGGTAAGAAACCTATCTCTCTGGTAGCCACAAGAGACCTGACGATGTAAATCTTCTCATATGGTGTCGTATCATCCAATACTTGTTTAAGAGCATTGTAGATCGCTATAAAGGTCTTACCAGTACCAGCACAACCATAAGCAAAGAGATTTTTTTCTTCCTTATAATCATTAAAAAACTTTGTTTGATTCTCCGTTAGAGGTTGAATGTCATTTAAGAAAGTGCTACTGATAGGTTTCTTTCTTTTCATCTGTTTGGCAGTCATGCCAATTCCAGCAACTGTCGAAGAATTTTTTCTTTTGCGTGGCATATCAGTCTAAAGTAAGTTTTTGGCGATTTTGACCAGTTTTTTGAGCTCTTCCTAAGATCTCATTCCAACCAGGTTTGGTCTTTCTAAGTTTATCTTTCCACTCACCAACTTCTCCTACACCAGGCATTGTTGATGGGTCAGACCAGTCTCTTTGCCAATCAGGATTGTCATCACACCACTTAGACCACTCTGTGATGCTCATTGCAACTTCTTTCTGTTCGCCAGTTTCTTTGTTGATAACAGGATAGGTAGCCATAAAAGTTTACATAGGATAGTTATTTAGAGAGTGACTAACTCTCCCTCACTGTTCGGTTTATTATGCAACAGTATATCAAATGCAATCGTAATACGAGGAACATCTGATTCATGCATAGTGGTGCTATGAGGAATCCATGTTGGAAATAATGTCATACTGTTGGGAAAATTTTTTAAAGAACATAGTTCTTCATTATAAGGATGATAGTATATCGTTGAAGTATTATCACACTGAACAGTAAAATGTCCACTAAGATAACAATGAGGGTAACTTGAATGAGAATGTTTTTTGATCTGTTGACCCTTTCGCATCACATTTGCCCAACATCTAACCTTCAATGATCCACCCTCTTTAAAAAATGAATGGTCACTAAGATCACCAACAGTATTTCTTACATACTCGTTATGTAAGAATTTAATTTCTTTATGAAGATTCTTACATACAGGACTGTTCCATTTTAGCACATTAAAGTAATTAAATCTAGCAGTCAAACTATCTAGACCTAAACCAGTGTCACCATCATCTAAATCTTCGGTATATTGATCTTTAATTTTACTCTCTTTATATAATATAACTTTAGCAAGTTCTTCTACATCAATATTAGTCTCCTTCTCAGCAATACAATAATCCCATACAGGAGCGTAAGGTGATTGAGGAGGAGCACTGGTAAAACGAGTTACCTTGGTCATACCCAACCAAGAGCTTCAGATACTGTCGGCAATTGTACCTTAAATATATCTCTACACTGTTCTGCAATATCTTTATGTTCCTTCTGAGTACCATGAGCAGATCTAAGATCAATATAATGTATCCATGATCTTACGCTACCAGACATATAAAGTCTAGTGGGTACAGCAAGTGGTAATACAAATCTGGCACATTCTTTAGCAACACCCATATCTATCATATAACGATAGAGATCTTGGGCATCAGTAAAATGTTGTCTAATTTCTTTCTCCAACATTTTTACCTTATCTGGATCAAGATCATTAGTAGAGTTTTGACGATTCTTTTTATCCTGCCTTCTTAGTTCTGGCAAAGGTATATTACCCTTTGTCACTAGAGAAGTATCAGCATAACGCTGAGAAAATTCTTGAAAGGTGAATGATCTATGACGCAATATCTGAGCAGCAAGACCTCTAGTGGTCTCGATCTCTAGTGTCATAAATGCTTGTTCAAATATAGACCAATGCTGATGCTTGATACAATAACCAAGCAATTTAGCATAATCTGGATTATCCTGATTGTTTGGATTAGAAACTCTAGCAATATATGCTATTTGCTCCTCAGGATTTGGTGTTATCTGAATTAGTTTGACTGTCATTCTGTAGTTTTCTCAGTTGTTTCACTTTAAGTTTTGCTTTAGCATCTCTCCTTGCCTGACGGAGATAATGAAGTTCTTCTTCATTATACATCTCAGGATGTTTAAGTGCCTTTTTCACCAACTTGATTGTTTCCTTTAGTTTCATAACTCCCTCTATATGCCTCGAAATGCTTTAACACACCGTTCGCTGTTACCTGTTTACTACACCAATCGTCAGCACACTCGTAGATTGCTCGATTGAGATAGGTATTACTACCATATTTAGACAACAAGATCAAAAGCACTTGTTGTCGAAGAGTTTGACTATTAGGATTGATTGGAGAAATCATGATGCACAGTCCTTTACATAACATGGTACACCATCAGGATCTAACCATTTAGTATACTCGAAATCTTCTAGAGCATAATCTAATTGAATACTATTGTCAAGAAGGTACATATCGTTATATCTTCGTGAGTATTCATTAAATTTCTGAATACGATAGTCTGGTTTACCATTGTGCTCAATAACACCTGACTCAACATATCGATATGGGAATCGCTCAAGAATAGTTTTCATAATTTAGGTTTCAGATACCTCTCTATTTTAGCAGGTTGCAGCACATAAAACAAGCTTCTATGGATGCCCATTTGCCTCATTTTGGCAATTCTGTGCTTTCCATCGATCATTCTGTATTTTTTGTTATATGGATTTGCAGCATTTTCTACTAAAATGCAAGGATAAACGATATCACAATCATCGTATCTTTTACGATCTAAAGTTTTGAAAAATTCCTCTCTTGGAAAATGCATTCCCTTCCAACCAATACGATCATGATTTATCATCTTTAATCGTTTTTTAGTCAAAAGATGCTCAATATCACCCAAATCGATTATTTGTGATTCATCAGACATCCTCCAATCACCATATGCGGAGATTGTGCAAGAATGAATATTATTCTTCAGAGTCATCCCAGAGTTCTTCAACATCATCAAGAGGAGCAGCAACATGATGTGCTATTGCATCATCATTATCAGAAAGTGTTGTAAATGATGATGGTGCATCTGGTACTTCAGATGCAATATATGCTTCAGTATCAGAATAAATTTCTGACTCCAATTCTTCTTGAATTTCTTTCAATGCTCTAATGAGTATTTTTAACTTACCCTTATTCATTTAAAGTTCTATCAGAGGGTGATCTAAAGTATTTGTTGATGATATCAATCTGATCTTGATATTTTGCGATAATATCCAATTCTT